TTAACGGTCGCCATCGGCCGTCATCTCTTCGAGTCGTTTACGGGCGTTAGCTGCGTCGTAGACGTTGCGCTCCAGGCGTTGAAGAATGGCGGTGATCTCGGCTCGCCGCACATGCAATTCCTGGAGTCTCGACTCCGCGCTCCCGAGTTCGGCTCTTAGCCTGTCGGCCTGCCTGGAAACATCTTTGAATTCACGTTCGACGACGGCGAGGCGTGCGGTCGCTTCGTCAATTGCCACGTTTGCTTCCTCTGCTTCTGACTTCGTTGGGGTTCGGCCCAGTCGAAGATCGATGTTGAGCAGCGCGGCGATCGCCTGCACCTCGTTGAGCCGAATCGCCCGCTTGCCGGACTCGATTCGAGCAACGCCGCTCTGGTCAATGGTCAGATCGGCGTCTTCCTTGAGGCGGCTCGCGAGCGTCTCTTGAGACCATCCGCGGGCCTCCCGAACGCGCCGGACCATCTGTCCGAAGCGCTCCTCCAGAGATGGGGAGCCTGCCCCGAATGTTGGCTCGCGTTGGCTATGCGTCACGGCATGGAGACTACATGCACCCATGCTTGACGGGAAGAGTCTCGGTGTGTTGAATCATGCTCAGCCGCATCCGATGGAGATGCAGCAGTGCATGGGAGAGCTCCAATGGAGAAGTTCCTCACCACCGAAGAGGTGGCTGTGCTGGCCCGCACCGGGCCGAGCACCGTGCGCTACTGGCGCATGCAAGGCACCGGCCCGAAGGGCATCAAACGCGGTAGGCGCGTGCTCTACCCGGAATCCGCCGTCGAAGCGTGGCTCCGCGGCGAGGACGAGAAGGCGACGGCCTGAGGTGGAGGCGACCGTCCCGCCGCGGGCGTCCTCCCTCTGGGCCGTCATGCCGGCCGCCACCGCAGCACGGAAGGCCGAACTCGCACGGCTCCAGGCCGACGCCCGCAAGCAGGCCCAGCACCGCCGAGAGCGCGTCCTCAAGCACGAGTGGGCGAAGCAGCGGCTCCGCAAGATCTTCGGCTACAAGGCGGCCGAGCAGTGGAACGGCTACATGCCACCCGCGCGAGATCCAGCCCGGAACGGCGGAGATCAATCGTCTCCGCCCAACACCTCTGAGCACCGCAAAGCGCTCATGCAGCTGCTGCGCGACGTCGACGAGTTCGACCGCACCGGACAACTGCCTGAGGGGGTCACAGATCTCGTCGAGGTCGATCCCAGCGAATCGAAGTGACGTGTGGCGATCCAGCTCATCAGAGAGGTCGTCGCCTACCTGCCGGGCAGCGCCCTCACGCCCGCCGAGCGGACAACGCTATTCGCCATCGCCGAGGCCGCCGACGCCAACACACGCGAGGCGTACCAGTGCACAGGCGAGAACGGCCGGCGGCGCTGGGTGCTGGCCGAGATTGTCGGGGTGGGCGACGACGGGCTCAAGTCGATCCTCCAGAGGCTCGCGAAGCGCGACCTCGAGGTCCGCGTCCCCATCGGTAAGGACAAGAAGGAGAGGGTGATCTACGCGGTGAAGGGCCACCAGACCACCTACCGGCTTCCCGCTTTAGGCGGGGTTCTCTCACCGCCTATGAACTCCTATGGCGGTGTCACCTCACCCAATGGCGGTGTTGTGACACCCGATGGCGGTGTCAGAACCTCCCCCTTCTCTTCTGCTTCTCCTAGCTATTCCAAAAGCAGCAGCGCCGAAGCGTTCATCTCCGAAGCAACCGGAGCTACCGCCGAGGAAGCCGAGGCGATCGTCAAGAGGATCGACAACGAGCGCCAGGGTGCGTACCGGGTGCGCACCTGGATCCCGTTCCTCCGCAAGTTCGCAGAGGGCGGCGACCTGAAGCGCTACCTCGTCGAGCACCGCGCCGCGACCAAGCGCGCCAACGACGACGCCGACCGCAAGCACCGCCAAGGCCAGCCGCCGTGCGAGCACGGCATGGCCGGCGGCAACCAGCAGCACCCGCGCACCGGCGAGCTCTGGTGCACGGACTGCCGCAAAGCCCAGCGACTCACCGATTGGAGGACCGCATGACCCGCGACCAGTGCCGGTACGTCACCCGGCACGGCAACCAGTGCACCGGAGAGCCGGTCGACACCTCGGCGCAGGCCGAAATCCTGCTCTGCACACGCCACCTCGGCAACGCCCTGGAACTGCTCAAAGCCAGGGGATTCGTCATCAGCCCACCGAAGGAGAACTGACCCATGACCGACATCCAGGAGACCGAGGACTGCAAGCACTGCCAGGGCCTCGGCACCAAGCCCACCGACATCGTCGACGAGGACGACTTCGAGGCCGTACTCGCCGAACTCAAGAGCGAGATCAACGGCGAAGGCCCCTACAGCGTGCGCTCCGAACTGCCCAGCCGACGCCTCAGGGCCGCCTCGCGGATCATCTGGCTCGCCAACCGCATCGTCTGGCTCGATCACCTGCCCTACCTGCGGGACGAGGAAGAGCAGCGCCGCGCGGATCGAGTCGCCATCGCTCAGGACGTCATCGACGCCAAGGTCGAGGCCGGCGTCCTGGTGCGCCTGCCCAACGGCCGAATCGTCGCGTCCAGCGAGTACGACGCCGCCGTCCATGGGCCTAAGGACTGCGGTCACACCGAGATCTGCGACCACCTGACCGAGAACTGACCACGCGGGCCGGGCGTGCCTCTAACACGCCCGGCCCAGGAAGGAAGACTCTCACATGAAACCGTCCACCGCCGTGCAGATCACCAGCGCCATCCTCGCGATCAGCACCGGCCTCAGCGTCACCGCGTTCATCCTCAGCGTGTGGGCGCTGGTCCGATGACCATCGAGCTAGGGAACAACGCCAGCTTCGCGCTGGTCGCCATCACCCTCATCCTCGCCGTGGCCTGGTCGCGCAGGCGATGAGCAGCTGGGCAGACGGCAGCACCAGGCGGTGGCGCGCAACCCGCGCCGCCGTCCTGGCGCGCGACGGCTACCTCTGCCGCGCCCACGCCGACGGATGGTGCGACCGGTCCGGCGCCGCACCGCACCAGTGCACCGGCCGAGCCGACCTGACCGGGCCACACGCCGGCCACGCCCACCACGTCTACGGCCGCGCCGTGACCGGGGACGACCCGCAGTTCGTCGTGAGCGCGTGCCGCAGCTGCAACCTCGCGATCGGCGAGCCCGAGTTTCCCCAGAGCGACCCGGCGGACACCCGCCGCCGTGTCCTTTTCTCTCTCCCCGAGGGTGATCAGGTGGTGACTCCCCGCGCTGAGCTGGCGTGGGATCCGGTGCGGCTGGCCGAGTACGCATGGTTGCGGCCGTTCCTGGAGGTGCCGGATGACGCCGCGCCGCCGCTGGCCATGTCGCTTCCGGCCGAAGACGCCGTCGGGTCGTACGGGGCGGACGCGGTCGGGTGGATCGAGTCGGAGCTCGGGATCCGGCTGCGGTGGTGGCAGCGGTTGGCGATCACGCGGCAGCTGGAGCATCGCGCGGACGGGTCGCTGAGCTGGCGGTCGGTGGTGGAGTCGTGTCCTCGCCGGGCGGGCAAGTCGGTGCGGGTGCGTGGGCTGGCGTTGTGGCGGATGGCTCACGCCGACCAGATCGGCGAGGTGCAGACCGTGGTGCACTGCGGCAGCGACCTGCCGATCTGCCGGGAGATCCAGCGGGGGGCGTGGCGGTGGGCGGAGGCGCGGGAGTGGACGGTCAGCCGAAGCAACGGCAAGGAGGCGTTGGAGGCGCCGGACGGGAGCAGGTGGCTCGTTCGGTCCCAAGATGGGGTCTACGGCTACGACGTCGGCCTGGGCGTCGTCGATGAGGCGTGGGACGTCAAGCCGGACACGGTCAGCGAGGGCCTGGAGCCGGCGATGCTGGAGCGCCTCTGGGCGCAGCTGCACCTGACCAGCACGGCGCACCGCCGTGCCACCTCGCTGATGAAGCAGCGGATCCGGGACGCGTTGACGATCGACGACGGCGAGACGCTGCTGATGCTGTGGGCGGCCGGCGTCGGGGCGGTGGCGGATCCGGGTGACCCGGCGGTGTGGCGGGCGGCGTCGCCGTACTGGTCGGAGGATCGGCGGCGGATGATTGCCGCGAAGTACGCCGCGGCGTTGGCCGGTGAGGCTGATCCGCAGGCCGACGACCCTGATCCGATGCAGGGTTTCCTGGCGCAGTACCTGAACGTGTGGCAGCTTCGCCCGTCCGCCGTTGAGCGCGGTGACGCGGCGGTGAGCCCGGACGATTGGTCGGCGCTGGTCGCCGTCGTTCCGGATCGCGCGCCGGACGCCGCGGCGGTCGAGAGCTGGTTCGGTGACGGGGTATCCGTGGCGTTGGTGTGGCGGACCGGCGGCCAGGTGGTGGTGTCGGTGCGGCCGGTGGCGGGTCTGTCCGAGGTGCCTGCGGTGTTGGCGGCGGCCGGGTTCCGGCGTACGGCGACGGTGGGCGCGAGCCTGGCGGAGGATCCGGCATTGGCCGGGGTGCGGGTCCGTAAAGGTCAAGGCCGCACGGGGGCGGCGGTGCAGGAGCTGCGTCGGCTGCTGGCGGAGGACGTGGTTCGCCACAGCGGCGGTGAGTACCTCACGGGCCAGGTTTTGTCGGCGCGGACGATGCCGGGCGCGGATGGGCCGCGGATGGTCTCCTCTGGTGCCGCTGAGGCGATCAAGGCGGCTGTATGGGCGATTTCGGATTGCCGACGGCCGCAGGTGGGGAAGCCCCGGATCGTCGTCGCCAGGCGTGCTGCCGAAGAATCGTAGGCCAGTTCACCAGCGAGCCTATGAATCGAAAGTGAATTGGTAGGTTAACCTTCGGTTCGTGGACTGGCGGAAGGTGTTGCGGCTGGGCCGGCCAGCGGGTGAGCAGGCCCTCGCGGCGCCGCGCCCGCAGGCCCGGTTCTCGCTCAACGTCCCGCTGGACCTGGTCCAGGCGATGACCGGCGGCGGGACGCTCGCGCCTCCGGTGTCCCGGCAACTGGCGCTGCAGGTGCCGGCCGTGGCGCGGGCCCGGAACATGATCTGCTCGCCGCTGGCGAGCCTGCCGACGCGGGTGTTCGGCCCGGGTCAGCGGGAGGTCACCGACGTGACCTATCTGCCCTCCGGGAACATCGACCCGGACATCGCGAATGTCGTGGTCAAGGCGCAGGTCTTCGAGGACCTGTTCTTCGATTCGGTGGCCTGGTTGCGGGTTACGGCGTTCGGGTGGCACGGCTACCCGATCGAGGCGCGGCACATCCCGGTCAGCAGCGTGAGCGTCGCCCCGGCTGGCCCGCTGCTCCCGTCGCAGCGCCAGATCACCCCGGACGAGCCGTACCCCCGCGGCGGGCAGGTCTACATCGACGGGCGGCCGGTCGCCGACAACGAGGTGATCCGGATCGACTCGCCCAATCCGCCGTTATTGGTGCACGCGGCACGGGCCATCCGTACCTGCTTGCTGCTCGACCAGGCCGCCGCGCTGTACGCCCGGGACCCGCAGCCGCTGGGCTACTTCACCCCGGCCGACGGCGCAGATCCGGTCGACGACGACGACATCCAGGAGCTGCTCGACCAGTGGAACGCCCAGCGGTCGGCGCAGAGCTGGGCGTACATCCCGCAGGCGCTGAAGGCGAACACGCTGTCGTGGAACCCGGAGCAGCTGCAATTGGCTGACCAGCGTCAGCACGCCGTGTTGGAGATCGCCCGGGCGGCCGGCCTCGAGGCCGAGGACCTGGGCGTCTCGACGACCTCGCGGACGTACGCGAACCGGGAGCAGCGCAACCAGGACCGGATCAACTTCACCCTGGGTCCCTACCTGTCCGCGTTCGACCAGCGCATGTCGATGCGGGATGTGCTGCCGCGCGGTTACTGCACCCGAACCGACTTCGCCGGCTTCCTGCGCGGCGACACCCTGACCCGGATGCAGGCCTACCAGATCGGCGAGCAGGTCGGCGCGTACACCCCGGACGAGGTCCGCGAGCTGGAGGACAAGCCGCCGCTCACCCCGGCGCAGAAGGCCGGCCTCACCCCGATGCCGCCGGCTCCTGCGGCTCCGGCCGCCCCGGCGCCGGGCGGGGCCCAGAACGAGCGCAAGGAGACCGGCGTGACGGTGAAGTTCAGCGGCTCGGAGCCGCTGCGCATCCAGTTCCAGGCGTCCACCGAGGACTTCCAGGTCGACGCGAGCCGGCGCACCATCACCGGCACGCTGATTCCCTGGGGCGATGTCGGGGACAACGGTTTCGCGAAGTGGCGGTTCGCGCCGGACAGCGTCAGCTGGTCCGACCCCAGCCGCGTGAAGTTGAACTTGAACCACGACGGCCGTGACCTGATCGGCGTGGGCACTCGCTTCCAGTCCGCCGCGCGCGGGCTCGTCGCGACTTTCCGCGTCGGCCGCGGCCCTGAGGGGGATCGGGTGCTGCAGCAGGCCGAGGACGGCATCCTCGACGGGCTCTCGGCGGAGGTCAACTTCGCCGACATCAACTCGTGGCAGCCGGACCCGACCGATGAATCGGTGCGCCTGGTGCGCCAGGCAAATCTCAGCGGTGCTGCCCTGACCGGCACCCCCGCGTTCGACAACGCGCGGCTGGAGACCGTGAAGGCCAGCCGGGACAACCAGAAAGGGCAGCCCATGACGACCACCGCGGTCGGCAAGGGCCAGCCGGACGCCGCGTTCGACTTCGACGGGTACATGTCCGGGCTGGCCGACAAGATCACCGACTCGCACCAGAAGCTCACCGAGGGCCTGACCGCCTCGCTCGGCGAGTCGTTCTCCGCCGGCATCAAGACGGCGCTGGAGAACCTCCACGACCCGCAGAACGGCGGCCCGCAGCCGGTCCGCGCGGCCCGGTACGTGGTCACCCGCGAGGCGCCGGTGTACCCGCTCGACGGGTCCGGTCACTCGCTGGTCAAGGACGCCTGGTACTCGATCCGGGAGCGCGACGACGACGCGATCGAGCGGCTGCGCCGGTTCCGGGTGCAGACCGACGAGATGGCCAAGCTCGCCAACGAGGTCGTCCGTTACGGCGCGAACGGGCTGCAGAAGTTCACCACGGTCACGACCGGCAACGCGTCGCAGGTCATCCCGCCCGGCTACCGGCCCGACCTGTTCGTGCCGATGCTGGCGCAGCAGCGGCCGATGGTGTCGGCGCTGTCCCGGGGCACGATCAGCAACGCGACCCCGTTCGTCATCCCGACGTTCACGTCGTTCTCCGGCGCGACCGTGGACAACACGGAGGGCACCAACCCGACCGACGGCAGCCTGACCCTGGCGACGAAGACGGTCACCCCGGGCGCCATCTCCGGCCGGCTGGTGCTGTCCCGGGAGATCGTCGACGCCGCGAACCCGGCGATCGACCAGATCGCGCTGAACGCGATGATGGAGTCCTACAACCGGCAGACCGAGGGCAAGGTCTACACCCTGCTCAACGGCGCGTCGGGGACCGGCGGCACCATCACCACCGGGTTCGTGCCCTCCGGTGCGCAGGCCGCGACGTTCGTCGGGTCGACGGGAACGCCGCCGGCACTGATCGCTGGTATCCGGTCCCGGCTGGCCGCGTACCCGTTCAACCGGTTCGCCAGCCCGCAGGTCGCGTTGATGGGACAGAACGCGACGACGATCCTGGCGTCGTCGACCGACTCGACCGGCCGGCCGATCTTCCCCAGCATCGGCGCGCAGAACACCTCGGGTCTCGGCAACGCGGTGACGCAGGGCTGGAACGTGGACGGCCTGCCGTTCGTGCCGGCCTGGGCGATGACCGGTGTGGCGGCGACCGACACGCAGATCTTCATCCTCAACGCGCTCGACGCGTGGGTGTGGGAGTCGCCGCTGCTGACCTTCCGGTTCGAGGAGAAGCAGGGCCCGGCCCTGATCGAGCTGGCTCTGTTCGGCTACTTCGCCACCCAGGTGCTGCGCCCGGTCGGCCTGTCCGGGATCCGGATCACCTGATGGCTGGCCGTACGGCCCGGCGGACTCCCCAGCGCGGGGAGTCCCCGGCCGCGCGACAGCACGAGCAGGACTTGGGGTCAGCTGACCCCAAGTTGGAGCAGGCGGCTGGCCCGGTGCGCCGGGCGGGTGGCCACGTCGACCGCGGCGACGGCCGCGGGTGGGTTCTCGAGACCGAGGAGTGAGACATGGCCGTCCTGGCTGTCGACGACGCGAGCGCCGGCATCGCGAACGTCAACATGGTCGCCGCGAACGGCGGCGGCGACAGCGCGCCCGCCGGCGTCAAGATCGGCGGCTGGGAGCTGCCGGTCGTCGTGGTCGTTCGCAACGGCGACGCGTCCAGCAAGACCGTCACGATCGCGGGCACCCCGTACGTGGTGAACGCCTCGGGCATCGCGGTCGTCCCGATCCGCGGTTCGTACCGCTACGGCGACTCGGTCGCGATCACCTACTCGGCCGTGACGAACGTGACCGTCGGCGCCGCGCGCCTGTCGAGTCCGCTGGGATAGGCGAGGCCTCGGTGGCGTGGAAGCCGGACTACATCACGACCGCGGAGCTGAAGGCGTCCCTGCGCATCAGCGACACGGTCGACGATGCCGAGCTGCCCGCTGTCGTCACCGCGGCGTCCCGGGCGATCGATCTGTGCTGCAACCGCCAGTTCGGCAAGGTCGACGCCCCGGAGCAGCGCTCCTACACGGCCCGGTTCTCCTGCCGGCGCGGCCTGTGGGTCGTCGACGTCGACGACCTGATGTCCACGACCGGCCTGACCGTGCTGGTCGGCTCCACGACGGTCACGAAGTACACCCTGGAGCCGCGCAACGCCGCGGCCGAGGGCAAGCCGTGGACGCGGCTGGTGTTCGCCGTCGACGCCGAGATCCAGCCGACCGGCGTCGACGGCGAGGTGGCCCCGACCGGGTCGTGGGGATGGACCGCCGTGCCATCCCAAGTGACAGTCGCCGCGAAACTGCAGAGCTCCCGGTTCGTCGCCCGCCGCGATTCCCCGTACGGGATCGCCGGGTCGCCGGCCACCGGTTCGGAGCTGCGGCTGCTGGCCCGGGTCGACCCCGACGTGGCCGTGTCCCTGGCCGGCCTGGTCCGGCCGCGGAAGCTGGGGTGACCGGTGAACCTCGCAGCGATCATGGACGAGGCGGCCGGCGTGCTGACCACGATCACCGGCCTGCGCGTGACCGCGTGGCCGCCCGGGTCGGTGGTGGCACCGGCGGGCGTCGTCTCGTACCCGGACCGGATCGAGTACGACCAGACGTACGGGCGTGGCGTCGACCGGATCGCCGGGATCCCGTTCGTGCTCGTCGCCGGGAAGGCCACCGAACGGTCCGCCCGCAACACGGTGGCCGGCTGGGCGGCCGGGTCGGGCAGCTCGAGCGTCAAGGCCGCGATGGAGGCGCACACCTGGACGTCGTGCGACGACCTCACGGTGACCCGCTGCAGCTTCGACGTGGTGACGATCGCCGGCGTCGACTACCTGGCCGCGATGTTCGAGGCCGACGCCATCGGCTCAGGAAGGGGATAGACCATGGCCAACATCCACGGCAAGAAGACGGTCGTCAAGCTCAACGGGACGGCGCTGACCGCCTACTCCGAGAACTCGACGGTGGACATCGAGGCCGACGAGCACGACCTGACCACCTACGGCAAGAACAGCCACGTCTTCGGCGGCGGCCTGCTCAAGAGCTCGTTCACCGTCTCCGGCTTCTACGACTCGGCGGCCAGCACCGGCCCGCGTGCGCTGATTCTGCCGCTGGTGGGCACGAACGTCACCTTCGTGCACCAGCCGGAGGGTACCGGCGTGGGCCTGCCGCAGGACTCCGTCACCGTGCTGGTGAAGAAGTACTCCCAGACCCACCCGGTCGCCGACTACGTCAAGTGGTCGGTGGACCTGACCGGGTCCGACGACGTCAACTCCACTCCGCAGTAAGGAGCCGCGATCATGGCTGCACTCTCCGCCACCACCCCGACCCGGGGCGGCACTACGACCTCCGGTTCGGCGGTCGCCTCGACGGACACCATCGCCCGGACGCTGCTGGGCAGTCGTGGCGCGTACCTGGAGATCATCAACGGGAACGCGTCCTCGGACACCGTGTCCATCTCCGACGCCTCCGTCTCGAACACGGGTGCCGCAGCGACTGCGGGCGGCGGCGCTGTCGCCGCCAGCACGTCGAAGATCTTCAGCATCCATCCGCAGCAGGCCGACCCGTCGACCGGGAACGTCACCGTCACGCACTCGGTCACCAGCACGGTGACCTACAAGCTGTACCCGCTGGGCTGAAGGAGACGATGGTGCTCGAATACAGCAGCGCCGACGACCTGATCGCCGGGGATCTCGGCGACGGCGAGGACTTCACCCTGCCCTCCGGCAAGGTGGTCCGGCTCCGTGGCCTGTCCCGCTACGAGCTGATCTTCAACGGCAAGGGCACCGAGGACGCCGGGCTGATCGAGCGCCGCAACGTCGTGTCGGCCGTGCTCGAGCCGAAGCTGACGCTGCCGCAGGTCGAGGCGTGGCAGCGCAACAGCCGCGCCGGCGGCGACTTCAAGGCGCTGTCCGAGGCGATCCGGGACCTGTCCGGGCTCGGCGAGGGCGCCCAGAAAAGCGAAGTGGCTGAGGTTTCAGACTGACCCCGGCTACTCCTTCGACTTCTTCCTGGCGGCGAAATTCGGCCGCACGGTGGCCGAATTGCACCGGACGATCTCCAACGACGAGTACATGGCCTGGAACGTCTACTACGCACGCGAGCAGCAGGATCGGGAACTGGCCGGGAGGTGAACTGTGGACGTCAAGGTCGGCATCGAGGGCCTGGCTCAGTTCAACCGCGGCCTGCGCAAACTCGACTCCGAAGCGCCCAAGGGCCTGCGGCTCGCGCTGAACGGCGTCGCCGATCTGCTGGTCGCCGAGACCCGCAAGCAGATCCCGCGGCGCACCGGCGCCGCGCAGGCCAGCCTCAAGGCCCAGTCGACCCGGACCAGCGCCCGCGTCGCCGTCGGCGGCAAGAAGGCCCCGTACTACCCGTGGCTTGACTTCGGCGGCAAGACGGGCGTCCACAAGAGCGTGCACCGGCCGTTCTTCAAGGAAGGCCGCTACCTGTACCCCACGCTCGGCCGGATCCGCCCCGACATCGAGAAGGCCCTCGGCCAAGCCCTGGTCGCCGTGGCCCGTGACGCCGGGCTGCAGGTGAGCGACTGATGGCCGGCAACACGGTGAAGCTGGAGTTCGCCGGCGACGCAGAGAAGCTGGCCAAGGCCAGCAAGCAGGCGCAGGGATCCCTCGATGACGTCGAGAAGGCCACCAAGGGGCTGACCGAGGAGAATAGCAAGGCGGCCAAGGGATCCGCCGACTTCACCGGCAAGATCGGCAAGCTCGGCGCGGGCGTGACCGGCATGTCCGACGCGATCGAGAACGCGTCCGGCCTGCTGGGCGACTTCAACCAGATCCAGAGCCAGGGCTACGAGAAGGCCCAGAAGCTCGCCCGCGCGCAGGGCGACGTCGAGCAGGCCCAGCTGGACGGTCAGCAGGCCGCCCGGGATCTGCGGCAAGCGCAGCTGGACCTCAACCAGGCGCAGCGTGACGGCAGCCAGGCCGCGATCGACGTCGAGCAGGCCCAGAACGATGTGAAGCGCGCCGAGTTCGACGCGGCCACAGCCGCCCGCGCCTACGCCACGGCCGTCAAGGAACACGGCAAGAACTCCCAGGAAGCCCGGGCGGCGGCGCTGGACCTTGCCGACGCCAATACCCAGGTGAAACAGGCCAACGAGGATGTGCGGCAAGCGCAGCAGGACGCGCAGCAGGCCACCGAGGACGGCAAGCAAGCCCAGCAGGACGCCGCGCAGGCCCTGCGCGACGGCAAGAACGCCCAGCTCGATCTCAACGACGCGATGCGCGAGGCACACCCGCCGGAGACCGAGAAGTGGGCGCAGGGCATCGAGGCGTACGCGCCGCTGCTGCAGGGCCTGGTCGGTGTCATCGGCCTGGTGACGGCCGCGACCGAAGCGATGAAGGCGTCCACGATCGCGACGGCCGTCGTACAGAAGGCCGCGGCGATCGGCGCGAAGGTGTGGGCCGCCGCGCAGTGGCTGGTGAACATCGCCATGGACGCCAACCCGATCGGGCTGATCATCCTCGCGATCGGCGCCCTGATCGCGATCGTCGTGCTACTGGTGAAGCACTGGGACACCGTCAAGAAGGCTGGCGCGGCGGCCTGGGACTGGATCAAGCACGCCGCGTCGAACACGTGGGACTTCATCAAGAAGATCCCGGGCTGGATCGCGGGCGTATTCAAGTCCATCGGTAGTGCGATCGCCGCGCCGTTCCGGGCCGCGTTCAACTGGGTTGCGGACGCCTGGAACAACACGGTCGGCCGGCTGAACTGGACGGTGCCCGGCTGGGTGCCCGGCATCGGCGGCAACTCGATCGGCGTGCCGCACCTGCCGCACTTCCACTCCGGCATCGACAGCGTGCCCGGCGCGCCAGGCTCCGAGATGCTCGCCGTCCTGCAGGCCGGCGAGCGGGTCATCCCAGCCAGCCAGAACAACGCAGACACCGTCCACGTCGTGGTGAGGATCGATCGAGATGTTCTCGTGGACGCGGTCACCAAGGGCGTTCGTCGCCGCGGCGGTGACGCTGGCGCTCTGGGCGGCCTCAATGCCTAAGCAGCAGGTAGCCGTCGAGCTCTTCTACGACGCGGCGTGGCACGACCTGGCCGCCAATGATGACGTGTTCGCCGACGGGCCGATCGTCATCAAGCGCGGCCAGTCCGACGAGGCCGCATCGCTGCGCCCGTGCTCGATCTCCTGCACCCTCGCCAACGACGACGACCGGTACCGCACGTCCAACCCGCAGTCGCCGATCTACGGCAAGGCCGGCCGGAACACGCCGATGCGGGTGTCGGTCGGCGGTACCGTCCGCGCCGTCGTCGAGGCGTCGTCGTGGGCGGCCGGTCAGACCCCAGACTTCCGGGTAAGCCCGAGGCGCGGTCGGGCGTGGGTGGACGTCGAGGGCGGCGGCATCCTGCAACGCATCGGCCAGTGGTCCAAGCAACTCCCGTCGCCGTTTCGCTACCACAACGACCAGCTCAGCCACGTGACCGGATACTGGCCACTGGAACAGGCGCGCGGGTCGACGAAGCTGTTCTCGCCGACCCCGGGCACGTTCAACGACAGGTTGCTGCCCAACGGGATCAGCAACGTCGCGTTCGACTCGCAGTACCGGCCGCTCGGCTCCGGACCGCTCATGGACATCGGCTCCGACCCGTCCGAAGCCGGCTCGTACTTCGCCAGGACCACCGCCTCCTCCACGTCAGGATGGCAACTGTCGTGGGCCGTCCGGCACGGGCCGCTGGTGGCCGGCGACAACCTCGTGTTCGCCTGGGCCACGACCGACGGCTCCCAGTGGTCGCTGTTCCTCAACACCACCAGCAAGACCATCGACACGTTCGCCTCGGTGAACCCGTTAACCGGGGTTGGCGCCAGCTACACCCACCCGATCTCCTACGGCAGCTACGACTGGTCGCAGTGGACGCTGATCTCCATCGACGCCGTGTACTCGGGCGGCTCCACCACGATCAACGTGAACTGGACCAACGCGGACCGGTCAGCCGGCGGATTCAATACCGGCTCCTACGCTGGGGTGCCGTCGGTGCTGGACTGGTGGGACGCCTCTACCGGCGACGGCATCCCCGCCGGATCGACGCTCGGGCACGTCATCGGCACCGACGTCTCCCACACCGGCGTCGACCTGTTCGGCGGAGACCGGCTCGACGCGTGGACCGGGCATATCGGCGAACGCGCCTCCTACCGGTTCGGGCGGCTCTGCGACCAGCTGGGCGTGCCCTACTACGTCAGCCCCAGCTTCGACCTGTCCGCGCCGATGGGCCCGCAGGCCGTCGACACGTTCCCGAACCTGCTCAAGGAGATCCAGGACACCGACGACGGCCTGATCTTCGACTACGTCAGCGAACTGCGCCTGTACTTCCGCTCCCGCGCCGACCGGTACAACCGGACACCGCTCGCGCTGATCCCGGCCGACCTGCCCGCCCTGCCGGATGAGGTCACCGACGACCTGAACCCACACAACGTCATCACCGTGTCGCAGCGCGACGGCGGCGAGTACACCGTCTCCGACACCACCGGCCCGCTCGGTACCCAGAACCCGCCGAACGGCATCGGCGAGTACCGGCAGACGAAGAACGTGTGCGTGGCCAACGAGACCACCGGACTGCCCCCGCTGGCGAACTGGTGGCTCAAACGGGGCACCGTGAACCTGCCCCGCTACCCGCAGCTCACGATCAACCTGGCCGCCCTCGCCCCGGCGAGGATCGCGCAGATCGAGGCCGTCGACGTCGGCAGCGTCATCACCATCACTGGGTTCCGCGAGTACACCGTCCGGCTGCAGGTGCTCGGCTGGACCGAGACGATCGGCACCCACACCCGCACCATCACGTTCACGTGCGCGCCCGACCAGCAGTTCCAGGTCGGCGTGTGGGACTCGACGTCCAGCCGCTGGGACTCGGCGACGCACTTCCTCGAGACCGGGGTGAGCAGCTCGGCGACATCGCTCACGTTCCGGTCGCTCAGCTCGAAAGTGACCTGGTCGACGGCCACGCCCTACGACGTCATCATCTCCGGCGAGCAGCTCACCGTCACCAGCATGGGCGCCGCGGCGCTGGTGTCCGGCGGCTACGACCAGGCCGCCACCGTAACCCGGTCCGTCAACGGCGTCAGCAAGTCGCTCTCGGCCAACGAACCGATCCACGCTGCTACCCCCGGAAGGTGGGCGCTCTGATGGCTCTGATCGCGGCGGGTGACCCCACGTACGCGGACAACGCCATGTCCGCCGAAACCCCCGACGTGCAGGTGTTCACATCCTCGGGGACCTGGACCAAACCGGCCTCGGCGAAGATCGTGCATGTCGAGGTCGTCGGCGGAGGCGGCGGAGGCGGCAGCGCGGGCGCCACGGGCGCATCGCAGATCAGCTTCGGCGACGGCGGAGGCGGCGGGGAATACGCCTCCGGCTGGTACGACGCCGACGACCTCGCCAGCACGGTGACTGTGACCATCGGCGCGGGCGGGGCTGGTGGCGTCGGTGCCACCCCGGCCGCCGGTAGCAGCGGAGGCACGACGTCGTTCGGGTCGACGATCACGGCTGTGGGTGGAGGCGGCGGGAGCATCCGCGCGGCTGGTACCGCGCCACAGTTCTCCTCCAGCGGCACCGGCCGGGCGGGCGGTACCGGCGGTACCGGCGGCAACTACCGGGTCGACGGCAAGCCCGGCGCCCGGGGATTCGCCATCTCCGCAACAGTCGTCACCGGCGGCGACGGCGGGGCGTCGATGCTGTCCGGGCAGGCCCTGAGCACCGTCCTGGCCACCGGCGCGACCGGGTCGAACTACGGCGGCGGCGGATCCGGTACCGCGAACATCGCGTCGTCCAGCGCCCAGAACGGCGGCGCCGGCGCCAAAGGCGTCTGCATCGTGACCACGTACCTGTAGGGAGCCACCATGAACAAGCTCACCTGGCCCACCGTCGGCCTGATTGCCGTCCTCGGCACAGTCGCCGTCGTGCTCGCCGCTGTGGCGCACTGGGACGCCGGCGCGATCCTCGGCGTGGTCGGCATCCTGGCCGGCATCGGCGGCGGCGCGGCAGTCGGCGGCGCTGTGGCCGGCAAGGTTGAGGACGTACACGCCGAGACGGCAGCGCAGAACGAAGTCCTCGCGAAAATCGACCACCAGACCAACGGCCTGTCCGAGGCCGAGCGGCAGGACATCGCCGTCCGGGCCGTCGCCGAGGCGAAGCGGCAGGGGCTCGTCTGATGGCCGTCCTCACGCTGGGCCTGCGTAACCTCGAACGGCAGATCGACATGGCCTTCCCGAACCGGCGCCGGCCGGACGGGTGGATCGGCGACGAGGCGCACCGCAAGCGCACCTCCGGGCACAACCCCGATGACACGCCCGGATCACGGCCGGCCTGGGACGGCGACCCCGACACCCTCGCCGAGGTCCGCGCGCTGGACGTCGCCGCCGATCTGGGCGACGGCGTCACCGGTCAGGATCTCGTCGACCACCTCGTGAGGCTGCCCAAGCTCAGCACGGTGGTCCGTTATCTGATCCACCGTGGCCGGATCTACCACGTGCGCAAAGGGTTCGAGCCCGAGAGCTTCGACGGCGACCCGCACACCGACCACGTCCACATCGAGGGCGCCTGGACGCAGGCCGCCGACAACGACACCAGCTTCGACTACCACCTCGAGGAGATTCCCGTGGCCATGACCGCCGCCGACAAGGTCTGGATCCAGCAGCAGTACGCCCAGCTCAAGAAGGACATCCTCGCCGAGGTCGTCGGGCTGAACGACAAGATCGGCAACGCGGGCCACCCCGACCGCACGCTCGGTCAGCAGCTCAACGACACTTCGAACCTGCGCGGCTTCCTGGTTGGCGACCACCTCGACAGCCCGAACGCCGCCGTCGCGCCGGGCAGCCCGCTCGACCGCATCGTCAAGGCCGCCGACAAGACCCTCGCGGAATAGGGTCGCCGCGCTCAAGCCGGTCGGCCGGCCACCTCAGGGTGTTCGGCGATCCACGCCCGGACCTCGGGGCCGTACCAGACGCGCCGCCCGGAACAGATCGAGCAGGGCCTCGGGAAGTCCGGCCGGAGCGTCGCGCGGTACGCCCGGTACCGGTCGACGCCCAGCAGTTCGGCCACTTCGCCGAGGCCGAAAACGTCGGGTGCGCTCACCCTCGCTGCTCCAGCCGGGCCAGGCACCAGGCGCAGCCTCGGACGCTGTAGTCGTGCTGGGGGACCTGCTCCATGAGCACGTCCAGCTCGTGCCGGTCTGCTGCCGTCAGCTCGCATCGGTGCATGGGCACATCGAGCTGGGCGACGTAGCCGACCTCCGGCCGCCACCACACTGACCATGCCGGGAACTGCGCCTCGAGCTCCTCGCAGTCGTCGACGACGCCGAACGGCCAGTTCTCCTTCTCGGCGAGGAGGCGGCGATTGCGTAACGGCAGCGGCAACTGCGCGTACATCTGCTCCTGCCGAGCACGGACCGCTGTCACCAGGTCATCGATGGTCTCGCCGGTGGCCACCGGCTCGGCTAGGTCCCAGAACGCGGCCCAGAAGTGCCAAGCGGGGACCTTCCCACGCTCGGCGAAGTCCCGCGCCTCGCCCACGGCCTGATAGACCTGCCAGCCGTTGAACGGCGGGTAGGGGTACTGGTTGACGAGCCGCTCGGCTTCCATCAGCTGCCGCAGGCTGGCCCGTGCGGTGACCGCTCGCCCAGGCCTGCGCAGCTGCGGCAGTTCACTCACCGCGGATCCCGAAGAAGCTGCTTCGGGCCTCGTCGCGCCAGGCCCGGGCCTCCTCAAGGGCGGCCTGGTGCCGCTGCTGCGCGATCAACGCCGGGCACGGGTACACCTCCATGCCGCACCGGCACCACACCCGCAGCCAGCCCGTACGCCAGCGCCGCACCGGTCCATGGCCGGTCCAGTGATTCAT